AATCAATTAGTAGACACGTTTTTGAATAATAAATAAATTATGATGGGGCTTCGGCCCCATCTAGTAATCTTAATTAAGGAGGGATTATGGCAGACACAGTAACAGGACCAACTATCATGCAAGAAAATGATGTTAGAGTGGTTATCAAAATAGTAAATCAATCAGACGGAACAGGTGCAACAACAGTATTTGGAGATGTGTCAGCAATGGCAAATAATTCAGAAGGTGCTTCTTGTTTACACTTAGTATTACAAAGAGTATGGTTTTCAGCTCAAGGTGGAGATGGTGGAGATTCTTACGCACGTTTAGATGAAGAAGACGATGACGGCGACATACCTATTATTGGTTTAACAGGATCTGGTTATTGGGACTTTAGAGAATTTGGTGGATTAAAAACTGACAAATCAAACAACACTAACCAAAGTGATGTTAACCTTGTAGTTCCAAGCACAGCAGATGGCTGCAAACATGTACACGGTAATAGCAGAATTTAAAAAGTTATATTAGGAGGTAACTTATGGCCAACACAACGTCAGGCACAGTTACTTTTGATAAAACATTTGCTGTTGATGATATTATCACAGAAGCTTATGAACGAATAGGTTTACAATCTGTTTCAGGTTATCAATTAAAAACTGCAAGAAGATCTTTAAACATTCTTTTTCAAGAATGGGGTAATAGAGGTTTACATTATTGGGAAGTTGCAGAAGCTAATATAGATTTAATTGAAGGACAGGCTGAGTATACTTTTTATAGAGCAAGTGGTGATGGTACAAGTTCTGTAACAAATCCATCTGGTATTTACGGTGTTGCAGATATTCTTGAAGCATCATTAAGAGGAAATAGAACTCAAACAACTCAAGCAGATTCTGGATTAACAAAAATAGCTAGATCAGCTTACTCAGCTTTATCAAGTAAACTTTCTAAAGGAACACCATCACAATATTTTGTTCAAAGGTTCGTGGACAAAACTACTTTAACAGTTTACCCAACAGCAGATTCTTCTAATGCATCTAAAGACATACATTTTTATTATGTAAAAAGAATACAGGATGCTGACTCAACTTACACTGATGCAACAGATGTGCCTTATAGATTTGTACCTTGCATGGCATCTGGATTAGCTTTTTATTTATCACAAAAATTTGCACCACAGTTGGTACAACAAATGAAATTACTTTACGAAGACGAATTAGCAAGAGCTTTAGCAGAAGATGGTTCAGCTTCTAGTACTCACATAACCCCTAAAACTTATTATCCAAATATATAATTATGGCATACGCAGCAGGAAAATACGCAAAAGCAATATCAGACAGATCAGGAATGGAGTTTCCATATAATGAAATGGTTAGAGAATGGACAGGTATGTTAGTTCATGTATCAGAGTTTGAAGAAAAACATCCACAACTTCAACCAAGACAACATGGTGGTGACCCACAATCATTATTAAATGCAAGACCGGATAGAACAGAAAATGCTGTTGCAACAATATTAAAACCAAATCCTTTTGAAACTATTGCAGCTTCATCAGGAATTATAAATGTATCAGAACTATCGCATGGTAGATCAACAAGTGACACTGTAAGATTTAGAGGATCACCCTCTACTGCAGGCACGTTTGCAAACCCAGGATCTTTTGATGGTATAACAGGATCAAACATTGCAAAAGCTGCTGGATATTCTATTACAGTTGGCAAACGAGATTCTAGTGGAAACATTACCAACACAACAGATTTCTATCACTTTACTGTAGACACAGATACTGCTACAAGTGGTAGTACATCAGGAGGAGGAGAGAATTGTTCGGCAGGTCCGGCAACTCTAACAGCATAATGGCAGGAATAAGCGCATCAGGATTAAAAACACAAATAAGAAACTATACAGAAGTTAGTTCTACAGTGCTATCTGATAGTATTATAGAAAACATTATTTTAAATGCACAATATAAAATTTTTAGAGATATACCAATTGATGCAGATAGAAAAACATCTACAGGTAATTTTACAGCAGGAACAGGAACTGTAACTGTACCAGCAGGAGCAGTATTTATTAGAGCAGTACAGGTTTATACTGCAACTGGATCTACTTATACTGGTGCTAATACTTATTTAGAAAAAAAAGATTTAACATTTTTAGAAGAATATATTTCAGCAACTACATCTACTGGAACACCTAAATACTACGCTATGCTAGATACAGGAGCAACTGGAGAAAGCTCATCAAACTCTGGATCTATAATTGTATCACCAACACCAAGCGATACATTTGCATATAAGATACACTATAATGCTGTGCCAAGTATATTTGAAAATAATGACACTAATTATATTAGTATGAATTTTCCTAACGGTTTATTATATGCTTGTTTAGCAGAAGCTTTTGCTTTTTTAAAAGGACCTATGGATATGCTTCAATTATATGATGCAAAATATAAAGAAGAAGCTCAAAAATTTGCATTAGAACAAACAGGTAGAAGAAGAAGAGATGATTACACAGATGGTACAATTAGAACAAAAATTGACTCTGCAACACCGTAAAAATAAATGGAAAATTAATTAAGAAAAGAGTATAACAAATTATGGCATCAACATACACAGATCTTGGTATAGAAAAAATGGCAACTGGCGAGAACGCCGGAACTTGGGGAGATAAAACTAATACCAATTTAGAAATAGTAGAAAAAGCAATTGCTGGTTACGTAGAACAAGCAGTAACTAGTGGTGGAACAACAGCATTATCAATTACAGATGGTGATGCAACAGAATCAACATCAGTTGCAAGACACGCAGTTATAAAATTAACAGGTACAATAACAGGCAATTCTATTGTAACTGTACCAGATTCAATAGAAAAAGTTTATATTGTTACAAACGGCACATCAGGTGCATACACTGTTCAATTTAAAACAGCATCAGGAACTGGTATTACTTTTGGTGTATCAGAAAAAACTACAAGACTAGTTTATTCAGACGGAACAAATCTTGTTGATGCAGGGTTTGGTGGATCTCTTGATTTAGAAGGAAGAGAATTAGTTTTAGATGCTGATGGTGATACAACTATTACAGCAGACACAGATGATCAAATAGATATTAAAATTGCAGGAGCAGATGATTTTCAATTTACTGCAAATACTTTTACAGCACAATCAGGTAGTAGTATTGTTGTACCAGAAAGTGGACTTACTTTTGGAAGCACAGCGATTACTTCAACTGCAGCAGAATTAAATTTATTAGATGGAGTTTCTGGATTAGTACAAGCAGACTTTACAAAACTTGCAGCTGTAGATTCTACAGCAGCAGAATTAAATATTGTTGACGGCGGAACGTCAGCTACATCTACAACAGTTGCTGATGCAGATAGAGTTGTATTAAATGATAACGGCACAATGGTGCAAGTTGCAGTTACAGATTTAGCTGCATATTTTGATGATGAAATTACAGCAATGCCTAATCTTACATCAGTTGGCACACTATCTACTTTAACAGTTGATAACGTAATTATTAATGGTTCTACTATTGGACACACTGGTGACACAGATTTAATTACAGTCGCTAGTGGAGTTGCTACAGTGGCTGGTGAAGTGTCAATGACAACATTAGATATTGGTGGCACAAATGTAACAGCAACAGCTGCAGAAATTAATTTAATAGATGGTGGTGCAACAGTAGGAACTACTGCAATCGCAGATGGTGATGGTTTACTTATAAATGATGCTGGCACAATGAGAGTATCTACTGTTCAAACTTTAGCTGCTTATCTTGATGATGAAATTACAGCAATGCCAAACCTTACATCGATTGGCACACTTACAACTTTAACGGTTGATAATGTAATTATTAATGGCACAACAATTGGTCATACAGATGACACAGATTTAATTACATTAGCTGACGGTATTGCAACAGTTGCAGGAGAAATTTCTGTAACAACATTAGACATAGGTGGAACAAATTTAACAACAACTGCAGCAGAAATTAATTTAATAGATGGTGGTACTTCTAGAGGCACAACTGCTGTAGCAGATGGTGATGGTATTTTAATTAATGATGCTGGTACAATGAGAATGACTAGTGTTGAAACTGTTTCAACATACATGTCTGCTGAAAGTGTTGGTGGTGGAAACATTGTAACAACAGGTGCGTTAGATTCAGGATCAATTACTTCAGGTTTCGGTGCAATCGATAATGGTACTTCTAATATAAGAAGTGCTACAATAACAGCAGAAACTGCTTTTGTACCAGACGCTTCAGGTGGTG